TATTAATATATTATATATAATAAATATTGAAGGCATCTACTTTTTACGTGATGCCTTCGTTACATATCCTGGTGGTTTTATTTTCTTATTCTTAGATGCTTCTGCTTTAGCTTCGCTGTTTGTCCAACTATCATCTACATCTTTAGGTTTTGATTTTTCATACCATTCTTTAATCTTATTAAATGTAAAATTTCTTAACCATATAGGCATATTATAAATAGTATCATGATTGTATCCACCATTCCCATGAAATATTATTTCATGAATTTGTGTAAATACATTCATCCTATGTTGTGGGGCTGTATTAGAGGTCAGGCCAAAAAAAGCTAAGACTAATTGGGATATCGATGTCCTCCTCAACACCATCTACTTTTACCTTGGTAGACAAATTAACATCTGGAGATACATCTTTGATGTATTTACGTAATGCTCTTGAATCTTGGGCTAGTATTTGTTCAGTGAATGAACGTATATTATTTTTGTCTGTGTCTCCTTCTATTGATATTATTTGATGTTTTAGACGGGTTGTGACCTCAGATGAAGCATCCTTGTTGAGTTTTTTCATACTCTCATTTTCTTGGTCAATGATTTCATTGTCCTTATCATTCAAGAGTTTGAATTCTACCTTAGTGCCAGTAGCAGGTAATGTAAATACAAATGTACCTTTAGGTGTTATCTTAGTTTCGTCAAATGGTTTGTTGTCTAGTTTGGTTAAGTCCACAGTATACTCAGTACCATCATAACTAAATGTATAGTCTTTACCATAACCCAAGATGCGGGAAGATATTAGTAACGCGTTTTTATCACCTGTTACTAGTTCTTTAATGTCAAACTTTCCCATGATTAGTGAGTCAAGGAGTTTGTCTAATACAATACCTTTTTTAATGTAGTTCTGGTTTGTTAATATATCCTCTTCTTTAGCAGTCATGTATTTCATTTCTACTTTACCACTACGAAGGAAATGTCCAGGAGGATATACTAGGCCTTTTGAGGGTAATTCTACTGTTTCAGTTGGAAACTTATTTTCTTCCATAAATTATGTTTTAATGTAACGTTATTGTTGTATATAAATATATGATAAAATAAGAAAACCCACGTTTCTGTGGGTTTTTCTTTTAATGGGTTAAGTTTTCTAATAATGTTTGCTTAACTTGTTTTATGTTATTATTTATATCATCTTCCCAAAATCTGAGTAATTTATATCCGTTTGCTTTGGCCCACTCATCTTTAAGTTTATCATTTTCTATATTAATAGTTTGGGTTTTACATACTGGGCCATTATTGTATATATTCGGATTACAATGATAGAAATCTCCGTCTACTTCAATTAATATATTATATTTTGGAATATAAAAATCAAATATTTTATTTATTCCTTTAGCGAAAAAAAAGTGTTTGTATTCTATATCTAACACATCTAATATAATTTTAAACCTTTCTTCTAATTCTGAAGTATGGTAGTTTTCTGGATCCTTGAGTATCCTCTGGATAGCACTACCACTCATTTTCTTGCGAGTTTCTTCTGATTGGACTCTGCCTACTCCAAATCCTTCAGGTTTTGGTTTGGGTTTACCTTTAACACTGTTAGATATCTTTTTACCTAATTCAGGATCTTTTCTTGCTTCTTTAATAGCATCCTTTATGTAATTATATTCACCAGACTCAAATTTAGCTTTGCGAGCGTCTGATATAGCTTTAATTCTTTTAGGAGATTTCATATCTCCAAATATTTCCTCTTGTGTTTTACCTTTCTGGATGATATGAAGATGTTTCTTAACATACGTGGGGAATCTATATAATACAGCATTATATTTCATTAGTGTTCCACATCCACAAGAACAAGTTGGTTGTTTACCATCATGTTCTGTTTGAATTAAATAGTTTTGCCTATTAAGTTTATGTTGTTTAGAGATATGATTTGTAAATTCTACTCTACTTTCGGTTTCGTAATTACATAGTTTACATTGTAGCATAAAAGTGTCCTCCTGTTTTATTATAAATATTACAGGAGGACGTAAGGTACCACCGGATGGCCTAAAAATTGAGAACGCAATAATCAGGTTGCACAACCATTGTAATGTTTTGAGCTGCTGATTCGTTATCCCAACTATATTCACCAAAGTTGGCTTCTGTGATGAGACATCCCTTCAACACCCACTCACTTACAATATCACCAACAGGACCTAAGATATTAAGTGTTAAATCCTTCTTATAGAAGTCGGAGTAACCATCTCTACCTGTTACAGATTCGTGATGTAAACGTACCCATTCCATTACAGCTTGAGCGCCAGAAGGAGTGATGGGATCAAATAATGTGAATGATATTGTACCCCATTTTGACTTTCCTTTTACAAAACGCTGTACATTAATGTGGTTAAGAGCAATTGAGTCTTGGGTTAAAGTTACCGCGCTTACACCTTTGAGAATATATGATGGGATACCATCAATGTACATTATAAAGCGATTCTGCTGTTTGGGCTCAAATGCGGTGAAGAATATTTCGTTTGGATCTAGTACTGCCATGTTATTATGTTTTCTTATACATATAGTTTATTTGGATTTTTTGATAGAATTTCATATATTTATTAACGTAACAGCGTTCGCACCTAAAACACATGACATGGCTAGGCCTAAAAAAGAAAAGAAAAAAATAATATGCAAGAATTGTGATATAGAATTTGAGGTTATTCCTTCATCTAAACAAGAATTTTGCAATAAGACTTGTGCCCAACAGTATAAAGGTAAAGATAAATCTTGGTTGACAAAACGAGAAAATACATGTTTAGAAAAGTATGGTACAAAAGTAGCATTCCAGTCAGAACAAGTGCAAAATGTATATAAGAATAATTTACAAGAAAAATATGGTGTTACTAATCCTTTTCTTATTAAAGATGTTCAAAATAAGTCACGTAATACTATAATAGAAAGATATGGAGTAGAGATAGCTACTAAAAACAAAGAAATAGGAGATAAAATATCTAAAAAACTTAAAGGTAGAACATTACCTAGAAAAAACTTTGTTGAAGTTAAATGGGAAAAACTTATTAACTACTATAATATATCTGGGATGAAGCCACTGTTTGATAAAGAATATTTAGACCAGAACATGCTAAGTCACTTGTTTAAAAATAAATTTCAATTTCAGTGTGATAAATGTTCATCTATTACTGATGTTTATTTGAGTAATGGGTATTTACCTTCTTGTAATTGTTCTGATTATAAAGGGTATTCATTGGTTGAGGATGAACTTGTTGTGTTTTTGTCTGAGTATATTTCTGTGGATAAAATTTTACTTAATAGGCGAGACATATTACCTAACCGCTTAGAAATAGATATTTATCTTCCTGATTATAATTTGGCTATTGAGGTTAATGGAGTGTATTGGCACTCTGAATCTATGGGTAAGTATAAGAATTACCATTTATATAAGACAGATGAGTGTGAGAAACAAGGAATACATCTTATTCATATCCTTGATTATGAATGGATATTTAAAAAACATATTATACAATCAGTAATATTAAATAAACTAAATAAAATTTCTAATAAAATATATGCTAGAAAATGTGAATTGAAAAAAATAGATGATGTTAAAATAGTTAAACAATTCTTGAATGATAATCACATACAAGGGTATACCCACTCATCTATTAATTTAGGTTTATACCATAATAACGAGTTAGTATCTCTTATGACATTCTCTAAAAATAGATTTAAGAAAAATTCTAATGAGATGGAGATGGTTAGATTTTGTAATAAATTAAATACTAATATTACTGGTGGGGCTTCTAAATTATTTAAACATTTTATAACTAATTATAATACCTCTAATTTACCTATATTAAGTTTCGCAGATAGGAGATTTTTTGATGGTAATTTGTATAAAACATTAGGATTCTTATTTATAGAGAAAACATCACCTTCTTACATATATTGGAAAAATAATATTGTTTTAAATAGGATGTCATGTCAAAAACACAAATTACCTAAATTACTTGATAATTTTAATTCTAGCCTAACAGAGTATGAAAATATGTTAGCTAATGGGTGGAGGAGGGTTTGGGATTCAGGTAATTTAAAATGGATATATAAATAAAAATGAGGTGTCTTTTGACACCTCATCTTATTTTACCTAATTACATATTTTACTATGCCGGGAAAGTGACCCCAGTTGGAAGGATATTGAAGTCTAGGTATATGAATTCAGCAGTCTTAGTTGGTTGAATATAAATTTG